ACAAGAGTAGACCTACTGAGATTCTGGTTGACTCTATTGGCCTCGGTGCAGGTGTTGTTGACCGACTCAGAGAACTAAAACTACCTTGTCGGGGGATTAACGTATCTGAGAGTCCCGCTATGGGTGGCACTTATCTGAACCTGAGAGCAGAACTTTGGCATAAAACCAAGGCTTGGCTAGAGAAACGTGACTGCAAGATACCCAATAACGAAGATTTCATTGCTGAACTGGCGACAGTAAGGTACACCTTTACATCTAATGGCAAGATAAAGATTGAATCTAAGGATGATATTAGACGTAGGGGTTTGAAATCTCCCGACATGGCTGACGCTTTTGTCTTGACATTTGCTTCAGATGCCGCCACCATCTCTTGGGGGTCTAACTTGTCTTGGGGTAAACCGATCAAAAGGTTGATCCGAGGCTTGGTCTGATTGCCGTTGCCATTTAGAGCTACCTTAAACAAGTAGCTCTTTTTTTTATTAGCACAGTATGGTAGTATTACGCAACCTATATTGGAGATTCCTATGAAAATGGATGCAGCCGCCAAGAAAATTGGCAAGGTAATGGGTGAATTCAAAGACAAGAAACTGCACTCTGGCAAGGGTGGTCCTGTCGTTAAAAACCCCAAACAAGCAATTGCTATCGCAATATCCGAATCTAAGCGCAAGAAAAAGTAACCAACTAATCAGAGGAAAACTATGTCTTTCTTAACAAGAGATAACAATGGAAATACCATCCCTAATGTATTTAGGATTGGAACTAGTCAGGTAATTGCCGCAGGTAATACAACTGCCGCTAGTACTGCCTTTGCCGCAAGTACAACCCATGTTCGAGTAGCTTGCTCTTTAGGTCATTGTTATGTTTCGTTTGGATCTGCTCCAACCGCAACTGTTACTACTAGTATGCTGATTCCAGCTAACACCAGTGAGATATTTGCCGTTGCCTCTGGGGACAAAATTGCCCTTATCAAAGACGCAACAGTTACTGCTTCAACAATCAGCGTTACGGAGTTATTATGAAACCTGGACTTTATGCCAACATTAATGCCAAACAAGAACGTATCAAGGCTGGCTCCAAAGAGAAGATGAGAAAGCCTGGCACTAAGGGCGCTCCTACTGCTAAAGACTTTAAGCAAGCCGCTAAAACTGCCAAGAAAAAATGAGTGCAGCGTGGACTAGAAAAGAAGGGCAAAACCCCAAAGGTGGGTTAAATGCTAAAGGTCGTGCTAGTTTAAAAGCACAAGGCCAAGATATTAAACCGCCTGTTAAGTCTGGTGACAACCCAAGAAGGGCTAGTTTCCTAGCAAGAATGGCGGGGAATGATGGTCCTGAGTATAAAGATGGAAAGCCAACTCGACTGCTGTTAAGCCTCAATGCGTGGGGTGCAAGCAGTAAAGCAGATGCTAGAGCAAAAGCGAAAGCTATATCAGCTAGGAATAAAAAATGAACTGCCCTATCGCCACTTATGATATTAAAGTCAACCTCAAAGCCCGTGATTGGGCATTTAAGAATGTTGGCTATGGTCCTGCTAATCCCGATGAAGATAACATTGACTTCTGGATGAAAAGAGCAGATGAGTGGCAAACTCCTGTTGAAGAAGCCCAGACTATGCGTTGTGGCAATTGCGCTGCCTTTATCCAAACGCCTGAAATGCTTGACTGCATTCTCAAAGGCATAGATGAAGAAACTGATGGCTATGCCAAAGATGTCCAAGGTGCGGCTAATCTTGGATATTGCGAATTGTTTGACTTTAAGTGTGCAGGTAATCGTACCTGTTCAGCATGGCTATCTGGTGGTCCTATTACTAAGAAGATGACCAAGAATCAATCTAATATGCTGATGATGGCTAAGACCGAATACAACATGGAAGATGAGGAAGATTAAATGGAAGCCTTATTAGCATCTTTTCTTGAGTCTTTAGCGCCAGCGGCAGTTGGTGGTTCAGAAGCAGTTATGAGTGGTGGTGCGGCTCCAATGTCTTTTGGAGATACTCTTGGTGGTTTTGCACAAAATCAGTTAGGTCAACAAATGGCTCCAACTATGGAGGCTTACAACACATTCACCAACCCAAATTCAACTGCGAGTGATATGTTGTCAAGTGCTTATAAGTATGCTTTTAACCCAAAAACTAAAGAAGATGAGCAAATGATGTCTGCTCCTCAAATGCGTATGGGTGGCGGTATGGCTAACAACTATGTAGGTGGTATCCCATCACTTCTTCAGAGTTATGGTGGCGCATCACAGGGACTTCTCCCCTACATTGGCGCACGATAAGGAATAAAAATGAAACAAGATAACCCAATGTTGATGGCTGAAACTATGCAAGGTGAGATGCAGGGTGATGAGGTTATGTCAGAAGACGAACTTCAAGGTGTTATTTCTGCTGAAATTACGGATGCCATTTCGTTCATAGATGACGACATTGGTGGCAATCGTGCATTGGCTACTGAGTATTACTATGGGCAAGCCTTTGGTGATGAGGAAGAAGGCCGTTCACAAGTAGTATCAATGGATGTGCGTGATACTGTGCAAGGCATATTGCCTAGCCTGATGCGTATTTTCTTTGGCCCAGAGCGTGTGGTTGAGTTTGCCCCACAGGGTCCTGAAGATGTTCAGAATGCTGAACAAGCTACAGACTATGTAGACTTCATTTTCAAGCGTGATAACCAAGGTTTTAAGATTCTCCACTCGGCATTTAAAGATGCTTTGGTTCGCAAATGTGGAATTATTAAGTACTGGTGGGATGAGTCTGTAGAAGTCAAAGCAGAGTCGTTCTCTATGCTTGATGAACAGACAATGATGTTCTTAACTCAAGACCCAGACATTGAGATTTCTGCGGTTCGTGAGTATCCAGTACCTGGCACTCAACCAATGAATGATGCCCAAGGCATTATGACTCCACCTCCCATGATGTACGATGTGGAGATCAAGCGCAGAATTAAGTCAGGCAAGGTAAAGATTGAGGCTCTTCCCCCAGAAGAGTTCCTGATTGACCGCAGAGCAAAGTCCATTGATGAGGCTACTTTTGTAGGCCACAGGACAATGAAGACTGTTTCCGATTTAGTAGCAATGGGTTATGACTATGATGAGATGGTTGAGGTTGCAGGTAATGGGAATGACTTTGACAACAACCAAGAGTACACCGCCCGTAACCCGTTTGCTGTTATCAGTACTGCAAACAATGGTGATCCATCTAGCAAGAGTGTTCTATACATTGAAGGCTACTTAAAGGTAGACTTTGATGGCGATGGCATTGCTGAGATGCGTAGGATTTGCACAGTAGGAACTGGCAACAAAGTTATTCGCAATGAGATTGTTGATGACCGACAATTTGCAGACTTCTGCCCAGATCCAGAACCCCATACCTTTTTTGGTATGTGCCCTGCTGATGTGGTAATGGATATTCAGCGTATCAAGTCCAATGTCCAACGTGGCATCCTTGATTCTTTGGCTCAGTCTATTCATCCTCGCACAGCGATTGTTGAAGGACAGGCCAACATGGAAGATGTGTTGAATACTGAAGTTGGTGCTGTTATTCGCATGAGAGCACCAGGCATGGTTCAGCCGTTTACCACTCCATTTGTTGGTCAGGCCGCATTCCCAATGCTTGACTACTTGGATGACATTAAACAGACCCGTACAGGCATTTCTAAGGCCGCAGCAGGGTTAGATGCAGACGCATTGCAAAGCACTACCAAAGCCGCAGTATCAGCGACTGTTAATGCCGCCCATCAGCATATTGAGATGATTGCCCGTATCTTTGCTGAAACTGGCTTGCGTAAGCTGTTTACTGGCATCTTGAAACTTGTTATTGAGAACCAAGATAAAGCCCGTATGGTTCGTTTGCGTAATACATTCGTACCTATTGACCCCCGTTCTTGGGATGCCAAGATGGATGTGATAGTTAATGTGGGCGTAGGAGATGGCACTATTGAAGACAGAATCAATATCCTGAATCAAGTGGCTATGCGTCAGGAAATGCTGATTAAAGAAACAGGACCTAATAATCCTATTGTTACTTTGCCACAATACACAAACACATTAACCAAAATGCTTCAGTTGGCAGGTATTAAGGATTCTCAGAATTACTTTAACCAATTGCCTGTTGACTTCCAATTGCCACCTCCAGAGGCTCCAAAGCTAACTCCAGAGGAGATGTTGGCTCAAGTACAGGCACAATCTATTCAGGCTGATATTCAAAAGAAAGCCGCTGAATTGCAATTAGATCGTGAAAAAATGATATTAATGGATGATCGTGAGCGAGATCGTATTGAACAAGATGGTATTTTGCGTAGATATGAGCTAGAATTGAAATATGGTGTACAAATTCAAAGTGCGG